CTGGGTCTACCTACTCGGACGAGTGGTTCTCTGCGTTCTTCATCAACCAGCTGATGTCGTCTGGCTTCATCGCGCAGGCCTTCGGGAAGTATGGCTCGGTGTCCTTCTTGTCGTGCTATCCCAGACCCCTTAGTCTGGACGAGATCAAGACAATGCAGGTTACGTTGTCCAATCAATACAAGATCCCCGTAGGCCAGACTACACTCTACGCATGAGCTCCTTCGTCCTTCTCCAACCGCTGCTCGAGTCGACCGTCCTCGTCGACTTCGCCATCGGGACGCTGCCTCCCGTCTGCGTCTCGCTGAGCAAGTCCTCGAGCTTGTTCCAGGGGAGGGTCTACCGACCGGAGCCTGGGCTGAAGATCACCCTACCGCGGCAAGGCGGAGGCCTCAGCGAGGAGCCGGCGAAGATGGTCATCCCGTCGAACCGCCCCGAGGTCCACAGCGAACTCGCCGCGTTCGCGGCGACGATCAGCTCCCTGCGCCCGTTCGCGCGCACCGTCGTCAGGGTGATCGAGATCCTCAAGACCTCGGAGAGCGACACCAAGGTGCTCTTCCTCTACGAGGGCGTGATCACCAAGGTCACCCGAAACCCCAGCGGCCGCTCGCAGGTAGTGGAGGTGGAGCTGCAGACCGAGCTGCACGAAGGCTTGTCGGACATTTCCCTCGGGCGCCGGTGCGACCCGCAGTGCGATCTGGTCTACGGCTCGAACGGCTGCGGCGTGAACAACAAGCTGTTGTTCGACAACACCACCTACTACCCAAACCAGCTCAAGAAGACGAGAAACGCATCTGTCATCGTCTCGTTCACGGACAATGCACGCCTGATCAGCGTGGCGATGAACCCTGTCGTTCACCCAGGCGCAGACCTGAGGACGATCACCGAGCAGGAGCCCGGGTGGTGGGATGCGTCGTATTTCATGAAGGACGGCCTCCGACTTCGCGTCCAGAGCTGGGTGTTCAACACAGCTACTCAGACCGGCACCGAACTGTTCCTGCTGAACCAGACCCCACCGACCTCCTGGGATGGGGCAGTGGCTTTGTTGGTGCTGGATTGCCAACGCACGCGCAAGGCTTGCTCGGATCGCAACAACCTCTCCAACTTCGGCGGCCTAGGTCATGGCATCCCCGCCTACAACCCGACGCTCGAGGTCTCAGGTGGGTAGGGCGCTGTCGGTCTCGTTTCGCGACCACGCAACTGCGGCGATCGTGGAGCAGGTCTGTTCGGTCTGGGAAGGCACGCCCTACCAGCACGGTCAATGCAGCCTGCGCTACGGCGTCGACTGCATCCACTTCGGCGCCGCGGTGCTCGATGCTCTCTACGGCGTCCGGCACAGCAAGAACCTGAAGAGCCTGCCGCCGGACGCCTGCGTCCACAACCGCAAGGGCGTCCAGAAAGCCCTGAAGCTGATGCTCGAGACCTACCCGGGCATCCGCCGATCGGACGACGGTTTCATCGAACCCGGCGATCTCCTGGTGCTGGGACCTGTCGTCTCGGGCGAGAGGGCCGAAGCTGCTCACCTGATGGTGGCAGGGCAGCGAGGTCGACTGTGGCACGCAACACCACCTCGGGTATGCTTCACCGGCTACGTGATCTCCGATCACGAAGAGTTACTCGCCGTCTACAGGTCGTCTGACAAGGAAGTGTGGTATGCTGGCTGTCGGTGAAGGCTTTGGTGTTGTTCTCCTGATCGCCTCGCTGCTTCTCACCGCAGCTTCGCTGCTGATCAAGAAGAAGCCGAAGGTTGCCTCGCTCGACGACGCGCTCCAGTCGACGGCGACCCAAGGCGCCTACCTGCCTCTGGTGATCGGCAGGCAGCGCATCGGTCCGGTCTTCGGCTTCGTCGAGGACACGACTTCCCAGGTGGCCGCCCTCGCCAACGGCAGGTCGTCGGGGGCGTTCTCGAAGGGCAACGGAAGCACACCCTCCCAGCAGGCCTACTGGGAGCGGGCGCTGCACTTGATCTGCGTGGGTCCGGCGAGCGAGCTCCGGGCCATCTACCAGAACGGCGAGCTGATCTGGAAGGGCCCGATCACACCGCAGGACACACCGAGCGGCTCACTCATCACCGTCACGACGCCCAGCGGCAACGAAGGGACGTTCCAGGTGTTCTGGGGCTTCTCCGACGACCCGATCATCCCCCGCATCGGATCGGCGCCGACCCACGGCATCGCCACGCGCTACGCGCTCTCGTTCAAGGTGCTCTGGGACAGCAAGAACCTCGGCCAGAGTCGCCAGTGGCCGCGGCTCGAATACGAGGTCGTGTGCCCGTGCTACAGCCAGGTGGCGCTGACGCCGACCGAGGTGCCGCGCGAGGGTGACGTCAAGCGACCTCTCTGGGGCGTCGATCTCTACGAGATGACATACTCCACGCCTGCCGGGCCTGGGGTTCCTGCGTTTGGTTACAACGAGCAACAACGCCAAGAAGCAGCTGTCACTGCTTTTCGAGAAGACAGAAGAGAGATCGTAGTTAGCGATCTGACTCTTCCGACGTTTGGTCAACCAAAAACAGCTTGGTTTAACCTGATCAAGACAGGCGACATCGTAAGGTTGAGAACAAGGGACAGAAACATAACGGGTGGTTACGGCACGCTCCCGCCGGCGTTTCCGGGTGGTCCAACGCCTTCTGATTACACAGACTCCTTGTTCAATGTCCTGGCTCAGACAAACAAGTGGTATTACTACTACGTCGCCAAGGCATATGTTCACGACCTGGGTGCTCTCAATGCTAGGGTGATCAAGGTGATCCTTGGGTCTGAAGTAGACCCGCGCTTTCTCCTCAACCTTCCAGACAACACACCTCCTAGCCACGAGTCTAACGTCACAGGGATCCCTGTCGTGCCTGCCCCTGGCGGCGGCATCGCCCGCATCCAGCCCGTCGCCTCCCGCAACGCCGACGGTGTCAACCCCATCCACATGATCGATCAGCTGCTCTTCGCCAAGTATCCCTACGGAGCAGGCAAGGATCGCAGCAAGTTCGACGAGAAATCGATCGAGGAGGCCGCCTTCGTCCTGCAGGGGGAGAAGATTCGAGGTGGTGTGGCCATCCTCGACGGCGAGGGCCTGGAGTCCATCCTGGCTCCGATCCTGACCGACATCGCCACGCAGATCGTCTGGGACGTCGAGATCGGCAAGCACTGCTTCCGTCCGGTGCGCCTCGCTTCGGCCACCGTCGACCTCCCCGAGAACGCCGTGCTCGAGCGGCCGACCATGGCGGCCCCGGTCGGCAACCGTGTCGCGGATGTTCTGGCCTTCACGTTCAATGACCGGGAACGCAACTACCGCGAGGTGCCCCTGCGTCTGATGGACTCCGGCCAGGTCGCGGAATACGAGTCCCAGCGCGCGAAGAAGATCAGCATCGAGGTCACCCAGGACCGCGACAGCGTCTCGCGCTTGATGCCCTTGCTGCAGCAGGGCGCCTTCGCCAACCAGTCGCTGGTGACCTTCAAGACCAACCACGCCACGCGCCTCGCCGCCAGCGGCAGTCGCTTCAAGGCCTCGACGATCGAGGGTCCCGAGTTCCAGTTCATGGTGACGAGCGTCCAGCGCGACCCACACTCCACCAAGACCGACATCGAGGCACTGCTCGACGTCTACCAACCGCCGACGCTGCCGGAGAACTACGAAACGACGAACCTCCGGGTCGAACTGCCCGAGGTGTCGAACGCCGTCTACACGGCCCCGCAGGTCACCCACTTCGCTGCCTTCGAGCTCCCGAAGGCGCTGCACTCCGGCGGCGCCGACGTCGAGATGATCTTCCTGGCATCTCGAGCGGACGGCAGCATCAACTCCTGCGTCGTCTGGGCCTCCCGCGACGGCACCACGTTCTCCGCCATCGGCTTCGGCGTCGTGGCCGCGCGTGGTTCTTTCAAGCGAGCCCTGATCGCCAACGGTCCTACCGTCGAGGAGGTCAACATCCCGATCGCGGCGCCGCTGACCGAGCTGTTCGGACCGACCGTATCGCTCGGCGGCGACCCCGACAGCTGGCGCGCAGGCATCCAGGTCCTGATCGCCGGCGGCGAGGTCATGTTCGTGCGCGACGTCGTGATCGAGTCCGAGGATGAGGAGGAGGGCGAGAAGCAAGGCTACGTCTCCGGCCTGATCCGCGGCCGCGCCGGCACGCGGATGAAGAACCACGCCGTCGACAGCGAGTTCTGGGTCGTCCACATCGACTCGATCACGCCCACCAGCAGCCCCAACCTGCCTCTTGGTCCTGGGCGCCAAGCGAAGCCGCAAGCGGTGACCCTGCGCGGTGCCTCGAACATCGCCGAAGTCGATGCGATCGAGTTTGATGTCACCGGCAAGGGCTTCACGCCCGAGGCACCGCACGCCCTGCGCTTGTCGACCTACCTGCCGGGCTACCCATCCGGCGGCGGCAGCGTCACCGTCCTGTGGGCCTACAGCGGCGGGCTGCTGCCGAAGACGGGCCTCGGCTTCCAGCCACTCGGCATCAAGATCGCCACTTCGCCTCCGGAGGGTGACTTCCTCGTCGAGGTGCTGGACAAGGATGACATCCTGCTCCATTCTCGTTCTGTCACCACCAACTCTGTCACCTTCACGTTCCTCGACAGGACGAACTACGGGGTGGAATACGAAGAGTTGTGGAAGGTTCGCGTGACGCACCGCATTGGTGCCTTTGCTTCTCCATCCTCTGTGCTGGAAATCGTCCAATGGTAAGACCTGCTCTCGACCCATCCGTCTTCGCTTCCGGACTAGAGTCCTGGGATGCGATTCTTCGTGACTTCCTTGCGAAGATCGTGTCTACCCCCTTCCCGGTCGCTCAGTTCGCCAACTTCGCCGCCCTTCCCGCAGCGAACACCTACGACAGGTGCCTCGCTTGCACGGTGGACACCAACAAGTTGTGGTTCTCGAACGGAACGACCTGGAAGGAAGTGAACCTGCTATGAGAACGATCCTCTGTCTCCTGTTCCTGCTGACGAGCCTGCTCGGCCAGCAGATCCAGCTCGAGAATCTCTCCCCGTCGACCTTCGAGGGGTGGGTTCGGACCACCACCGACTACGACATGCCGGCGGCGGTGTCCTGCGACGGCGGCTTCGCCGTCCGCGGCCCCGAGCTCGGCCTCGGCGTCCGAACGGTCGACGTCCGCTGCCGCCTCGCCGCTGGGCAGCGCCTCTCGATCGACCTGAGCAAGGGAACCGAGACGACCTGGCAGACGTCGCCGCTGCCCGCCGACCCCCTGGCGTTCTTCGGCGGCGGCGTCACCCTCGGCGGCGAACCGATGCAGATCGTGTCGGTGGCGCCCGAGGGAGCCGCCTGGGTGGTCCGCCTGCAGGCCCGCCACGGCCGCATGCTCCACTCGGACTTCTGGCTGACGTGGTTCCCGGACACCCCCGCGTTCGCCCGCGGCGAGCTCATGCTCACCGCCAGCAACCCCACTGTGCCCGATCTCACGACGATCGCCCCGGACATGCGTCTGGTGTTCGGCGACGCGCTGGCGGTCGTTCCCGGTCGCGGCGTCGGCGCCCCTGTGGTCAATCCTGGCACCTCGTTCGGTGACGGACAGGCCCGCGTCTTCCCCGTCCTCCTGGTGTGGCTGCGTCACCTGACGAGCGCGAGCGGTTGGAGCTCGGTCGGCTCTCTGGCCGACCATGCTGTCGGGGGCTACGGCCTCTCGCGGCTCTACTCCTTCGGGACGCCCTCGGTCGCCGCTGGCTTCAACGGCCGCGCCTGGGCAGGCCAGCACTTTGCTCGCGGCCTGCAGCTGCTGCACAGCTGGGACGCGCCCACCCTCGGCCCTGCGGCCAACACCGGCCAGACCGGCGCCGTGGAGGACCAGTGCTTCGTCGGCGGCGAGTTCGCCTCCGGCGGCCCTGCAGCGGTCATGGCGAACTACTTCGCCGCCCTGAAGACCGCCCAGCACCCGATGCACCACCTCGAGCTCGACGGCTCGATCGTGACCTCCGATCGCCGGCCGGCGCTGCGCATGTTCTACGCGCGGCCGCATCGCTCCGGTTCGGACATGCTGAACAAGACCCGCGACCTGCAGATGGCCGAGACGAACGGCTGGAACGGTCCGGACGCCCAGCACCACACCGTCGGGCGACTCGTCGCCGCAGCACGCACGACCGCCTCGCCGGCGGTGCAGCGCCTCCTGCAGCACCACAGCTGGATCCTCCTGATCAGCCTGACCACGGACTCGTCGATCACCAGCACCGTCTGGTCGACGCGCGAGGGCGGCTGGGAGGGCATCGCCAAGGTCTTGCTGGACGAAGGCCTCGCCGACCGGGCGCTGGCTGGGCGGCTCGCCCAGCACACGCGCGACCGCCTGACGAAGGTCTGGGTGCCGTTCGCCAACAAGGGCGGCGAGGTCTGGGACATCCGCCTCGACGACCTCCGCCTGGGCACCGGGCGGTGGTGGCAGCCTTGGCAGCAGGCGATCGCCTGCTGGGGCATCGACTGGTCGGCTGCCCGGTTCGGCGTGCCCGAGGCCCGCCAAGTGGCCCTCCGCGGTGCCAAGCGCATCCTGCAGGACGTCTGGCGCCTCGAGAACGGCCGCTGGGTCGAATACGAACACCTGTGCCTGGACCGCGACGAGCGCACTCGGAGCGGCTTCTTCACCGCGGCGTGGTTGCCCCTGGCGGTGGCGACCGTGCTCGAGCATGAGCCGCAGAACGAGAAGGCTCGAGCGGTCTGGGCGCAGAT